TTAGCGTTAGTGACCATCCAGAGGTTATACAAAACCTTATGGACATAGCAGACCTAAATTATGACCCCGATAGGGAAACAGAAACAGAAGAGCAAGAAGCTCTTGAAGAACAGGAAGAATAATAATGGCATTTCTAGACAACAGAGTGTTTGACAATGGTTTAACCATACTAGACACAGAAGCAAACGTAGTTCACGTAACTTCAGCAGAAGCTACAACTTATACAGCGGCTACATCTACACTATCACTAGGTAACTCTACCTCACTTTCCATCGCGGCTCCTTCGGATCGTTCAGGTGGTGGACGTAAGGTTACTGTATCAGCTATCTCAGATGGTTCTATTACAGGTACAGGAACAGTTACTCACTACGCTCTAGTAGATACAACCAACACACGTTTGTTAGCTACAGCGGCTCTTACAGCATCACAGTCAGTTACAAGTGGTAACACATTTACATTGGCTTCATTTGATATTGGTATCCCTGATCCATCTTAAGGAATAAACTATGGCACTTGTTATTAAAGATCGTGTAAAAGAAACAACTACTACAACTGGTACTGGGACTTACACATTAGCAGGTGCTGAAGTTGGTTTTCAATCATTCTCTGCTATCGGTAATGGTAATACTACCTACTATACTGTTACTGATGGTGGCGACTGGGAAGTTGGTATTGGCACGTACACTGCTTCTGGAACCACTTTAGCACGTACAACAATACTATCATCTTCTAACAGTAACAACGCAGTTAGTTGGTCAGCTGGAGAGAAGTTTGTATTTGTAACTCAACCCTCCTCTAAAGCATCTTTCTTAGATGCAAGTGGTAATTTATCATTCCCTGACAACTCAAAAGCTATATTCGGTGCTGGGTCTGACCTACAGATTTACCACGATGGGTCTAATAGTTATATTAAAGACGCAGGAACTGGGCAGATACGAATACTCGGAGACGATGTTCGGATTATGAACGCGGCAGGAACTGAGATTAGCGCGCAGTTTATTCAAGACGGAGAGGCAAGACTAAAATATGACAACATAACCAAAATAGCCACAACAACAAGCGGAATTTCAGTAACAGGAAACGTAACTGTAACAGGTACAGTTGATGGTCGTGATATAGCTACTGACGGTGCTACTCTAGATAACATAGAAACCGAAGTTGCGGCTCTTGCTAATGGTATGGTATATAAAGGCGACTGGGATGCTTCTGCTGGTAGTTTTCCATCGGGAGCGCAAACAGGTTGGTTCTATTATGTCTCTGTAGCAGGTACTGTAGATAGTGTTGCCTTTCATGTAGGCGATAACATTGTCGCTACTACAGATAACGCTTCTACTAGCGTTTATGCTAACAACTGGTCTAAGCATGATAATACAGATGCAGTACAATCAGTCGTTGGATTAATAGGCTCTATAACTAAGAGTTCGCTTCTAACTGCTATAAATGTAGAAGACGGTGCAGATGTAACAGATACAACTAATGTAACAGCCGCTGGTGCTTTAATGGACAGTGAAGTTACTAACCTTGCACAAGTTAAAGCATTTGATAGCACAGATTATGCTACAGCCGCCCAAGGTACTACTGCTGATAATGCAGTACCTAAAGCTGGTGGAACAATGACAGGAACTTTATTTACTCCGACAGTAGATTTTGGTGACTGGACTATAACTGAAACTGGAGGTTCTTTATACTTCGCTTACAGTGGAACAAATAAATTCAAACTCGACAGTAGCGGAACATTATCTGTAACTAATGACGTACAGACTGACCAAACAATAACATAAGCTAATAGTGAGTACACGAAGATGGCAGTAAAAATAAACGGCACTGAGGTAATTGACGACAGTAGAAACGTAGTAAACGTGGGCAATGTCGATGGCAGAGATGTATCTGTCGATGGGGCTAAACTAGATAACGTATCTGCTAATGCAGACGTTACTGCCACAGCTTTACCTACAGCATTGACAGGTTTGTCTACTAGCGCGTCTCCAGCGTCTGATGACCTTATTGTGTCGTATGATACTTCTGCTGGTACTTGGAAAAAAGCTACTGTTACAGCTACTGCTCTTCAAGGACAGAAGGGACAGAAAGGCGAAGTTGGAGCTACTGGATCTCAAGGTATTCAAGGTAATACTGGTGCAACTGGTAGTGCAGGGTCTAATGGATCTAAAGGCCAAAAGGGTGAGGTCGGTGTAACTGGTAATACAGGATCGACTGGAGCTAAGGGTCAAAAAGGTGAAGTTGGAGTTACAGGTAATACTGGGTCAACAGGATCGGCTGGTCAAAAAGGACAGAAGGGCGAAGTTGGAGCTACAGGAGCTACAGGTAGTGCTGGATCTAATGGTTCTGCTGGAGCTAAAGGCCAAAAGGGCGAGGTTGGAGCGCAAGGTATACAGGGTAATGCTGGTAATACAGGCTCTACTGGCTCCCAAGGTCAAAAGGGACAAAAGGGGGAAGTTGGTGCATCTGGTGGTACAGGCTCAACTGGACAAAAAGGACAGAAGGGTGAAGTTGGTGCTACAGGAAGTACTGGGTCAACTGGTAGTACTGGCTCGACAGGCTCTCAAGGACAAAAGGGTCAGAAGGGTCAGACAGGCAATACAGGATCAACTGGAGGTACAGGTTCAACTGGACAGAAGGGTCAAAAGGGAGAAGTAGGAGCGCAAGGTAATACTGGTAATACTGGTAGTACAGGCGGTACTGGTTCTACTGGTCAGAAAGGTCAGAAAGGTCAAACTGGTTCTGCTGGCGGTACAGGATCTACAGGATCTACTGGTCAGAAAGGTCAGAAAGGTCAAACTGGATCTACTGGATCTACTGGATCTACTGGAGGTACAGGATCTACTGGTCAGAAAGGTCAGAAAGGTCAAACTGGATCTACTGGGGGTTCTGGATCTACTGGACAAAAGGGTCAAAAGGGTGAGATTGCTTCTGGAGGTGGAAGTGACCAAGTGTTTATAGAAAATGGACAAACTGTTACTTCTAACTACACAATAACTAATGGTAAAAATGCAATGAGTGCAGGGCCAATAACAATTAATAGCGGCGTTACTGTTACAGTAGGTTCTGGCGAAACATGGACGGTGGTATAATATGAGTACAATAAAAGTTAATTCAATATTAAAAACAAATGGTGATAATCTACTAGGGAATATGACAGGTACTTGGATAAACTTTGCTCAAGCAAGCGATTCCATTAGAGAGAGTGTAAATGTAAGTAGCCTTACTAATAATGGCACAGGAATTAATACAGTAAACTTTAGTACAACACGCGCAGATGTTAATTATTGTGTATCTTTATCTGCGGGAGATAGAAGCAGTGCTGGTAATACAAATGGTTATGGTTACGGGTCTTGGCTTAGAGGTACTAATCAATGTAATTATGCAACAACAAGCATATTGATTGGCCTTGGATACCCTGCTAATACCTCAAACTATAATAATGACCATGTTAACTTAAGTATACTAGGTACATAATATGGCAAGCTATAGAGTAGTGTATGAAGACCCTGATTACCCAGAAGAACCAGCTATGGTTCTTATCCCTAGTGATAGGTGGTTATCTGATGCAATGTCAGGAAAGCTACCCCCTATATCAGTTTATTGGGAGCTACAGGATGATGAACAAAAAGCTATTGATGAAGGTAGACATGATAGTTTTAAACATGACCTTAGTAAATGGGAAAAGCAATTTACTACACCAAGAATAGGTGAGCTAACCGAAGAAGAAGCTATGGAGTATTTAGTTATGAAAGACATACCAAGAAGAGTATGGTCTGTTGAATATAATAGACCCATGTTTAAAATAGTTAAAACAGAACAAGTTCCTAGCGACAGGCAATTTAGAAACGCTTGGGAGATAGCACAATGAGTACAATAAAAGTTGATAATCTACAGACTACAACTGGTACTGGTCTTTATCTTGCAAAATCGTGGTGTACTGTGGATCAGTCAGGGACACAGGTTCTTCGTGATAGCGAAAATGTTAGCTCTATTACAGATAGCGGTTCGGGCTACACTGATGTTACTATGTCTAATGCCCAGCCAAACGCATACTACTGTATTTCCACTTATACTGCAACTCTAGGTGGCGGCGGAAACCAGCATCATACTGTGGTATCTAGAAACTACAGCACTACTACAACCACATATAGATTAAGCTCTTTGAGTAACACATATCAAACCGTTGATGGTTTGGTCGGCGCATCTATTTTTAGCTAGTTTTTAGGAGGCGTTTATGCCAACCATAACAATAACAGAAGTGCGTAACGCACAATCACTAAACGCAGAAAACACTTGGTTTGATGTAGAGATTAATCACCCAGAGTTTGATTGGATACCTTATCATTTAAGTCCTGATGATACAGATACTACTGTAGACAACAAAGTATTGCTTGAACTAATTGGCACAGACTTTGAAGCATATGTAGCACCTACTCAAGAAGAACTAGATGCAGAACTAGCGGCAGGTTTAAGAGGTCAACGTGACCAGAAGTTATCAGAAGAAGTAGACCCTCTAGTCACTAACCCTTTACGCTGGGGTGAACTAACAGATGCTAAACAAGCAGAGTGGACGCAATACCGAACTGACTTGCTTAACTTACCAGAGCAATCTGGTTTCCCTAATGATATAACATGGCCTACAAAACCAGTATAAGGAGATAATAAATGGCAAGTACAATAAGAGGAAGTGACAACTTCGATAGTGGGTCTGTAGTTAGTACATCTCTTGGTGCTGTTGGTACTTATGCGCTCCTGAATTGGAATACAAGTAGTGCTAGAACAGAAGGTACGACAGTCTCAGGTTCATCTCTAAGGTATGCTAACGCTGGGGATTATTCACCTTCTAGTGTCGCAGGTTATAGAAATGTTTCGCCTTCAGGAACATGGAGACTCATGGGTGTTGTGGGTTATTATAGTGGTAGTGTTCCAATAAGCAACCCTGCATATTATAATTCTGTTTTTGTCAGAATATCTTAATAATAGGAGAAACTAAATGACTACATTTATAAAGATTGGCGCATCATCATACAATAGCGCAAACTATGAAGTCCCGTCAGAACGTACTTTCAGAAATGGTTGGGATGTAGATACAGATACAAAAGTTATATCTGTAAACATGGATAAGGCTAAAGATATTTGGCGTGATAAAATACGTCTAGCTAGAATAGAACCATTAGCGGATTTAGATACAGCTTATATGAAGGCCCTTGAAACAAGTGCTGATACAACACAGATTATTGCAGATAAGCAAGCGTTACGTGATGCACCTTCTTTGCCGTCTATAAATGAAGCAACAACAACTGACCAATTAATAGCTATACAGCCAATACCAAACGTAGTTATAGAGTAAATCATGGTAGTATATCAAATCTCACTTCACGGTTCAGCATACGATGCAAGAGGTAAGACTTGGGAACAGATATACTCTGAGAGCCTCTGTAAGCCCCGTACAGGCTGGTTAGACCCTATACACAATAGAACCCTGCTAAAAGGTGAGTTTGGATGCTCAGTAAGCCATTTAAGGGTCTGGGAAAAGATAGCTAGTAGTAACCTCAGTGGTATAATACTAGAAGAAGATGCAGTCTACGATAGTATAGATACTGACAAGGTAAATAGGCTACTTAATTCCCACGATAGTGTATGGTTAGGTTATAGACTAAATGATATGGGTTATTGGTATAACTGCCATGCTTATGCAATTACACCTAATACAGCAAGACTACTAATACAAGATTTTAAGGATAACATCATCCCAGTTGATGAGTGGGTTCCCATGAAGCTAAAACATAAACACAATTACTTCTATAAAGAAGAGGTCGTTACTCAAATCCCAAGGTCAGCCCGACCAAGTACCATAGAGGAAGAAGATAGTCCGATGATAGACTCTAGTAAGATCAATATAATAACTGTAGCTACAGACGAAACTAAAATGTGGCCTCTATCACAATCATGTACAAAACACGACATAAATCTAGTT